ATAATATTATTCCATATGTTTCAAGTAATGAAATCATATCTTGTTTAAAACATTCTTTTAATTTTTTATTCATTTGTTCTTTAAACTTAATTAATTCTAATGAAATATCTTTTACTTTCTTACAATTAATTTTAGTATTAGATGATTTTGGTAATTCGCTAAACTCTAAATCACTAATATTTAATATAATTGAACCGACTGTTAATGTTTTAATTTTATTTTTCTCTAAATTCTTTTTCAAAATATCACATCTTCTCGATGTAATTAACATATAATGACCATCTCTATCATTATATTTTAAAGATATTAAAGATTTAGTATCTGAATCTTCTTTTTTATCTTTAGAAAAATATACTTTATCATCTACATATTTTTCAAGTTCTTTAATAAGATATTCCATAAAATTTTGAGCAGAATCTATTTGATTCTGTAAATTATCAATAGATTGATGAATTCCAACATTATAAAAAGAACAATCAGATTCATTTTTAAATTGATTAATTTTATCTAATTGAAATTTTGTTTCAATCCATTTTTTTAAACTACTTGTTTGTTCTACTAATTTTTGATTAATATCAAATGGTTTTAATAATTTGTTTTCTGTAAAATAATTACATAATCTTTCAATTTCATAAAATGATTCATAAATTTGATGTAATTCATTTGGATTTAATATATTAATTTCTAATTTTCTGATTAATTTATCCAAATCATAAATATCTCCTAATAAATTAATGATTTTATTTTGATGATTATTTTCTAATAATAATTTAATTAATTCATATCGATGAGTTAATTCTTTTGAATCAATAAGAGGCATAGCTAATTGACATGATAAAAATCTCTTACCTACAGCAGTTTTAGTATAATTAATAATATTAAATAAACTAGTTTCTGATTTATTAATAACATCTAATTGATCTAATGCTCTATTTCCAAGATATAAATATTTATTAGATGAAAATAGAGTAGGAACACGTAAAGATTCTACAAGTCTTGGTTGATGATTAATAACATAATCAAGTAATAATACTAAACTAAAACGCCCCCAATTTAAATATTGTAATCCAAGCAATTCAATTGGATCAATATTTGATTCCATTTTATAAATCTGATTAAAAATATTTTTTTGCCATGACAATTTTTTATGCTGATTAATTTTAACTGAATATGTATTGTCTTGATTAATATTTAAATAACTTAAAATTTCATCAATTTTCATGTTTGCAAATGAATCATCTGGTGATAAATTATTTTCTAAAATAATTTCTCTTGGTGGATAATTTTCTAAAAATCTTAAAGCATCATCTAAACCAATTAAGACATCATTAGATTTAGAATATGTTTCATATACAGAACCTTCACCAGTCGTTAAATCATAAGCAGCTAAACCGAAACAGATTTGATTTGTGTTAGTTTTAGCTTCTTTAATCTTATCAATAACTATAGAAACCAGAAAGTTAGTTTTATTAGATTTATTATTAATATGAGTAGCTGGTGAATAAATTCCAGTTACTTGTCTTTTTGGATTTGGTGGTTCAGTAGTTTGATCTATTAATACTATTGTATAATTCATATCAATTAATTTATCTATATATGTATGTGTTACATGAAGTGGAAATCCCATCATTCTTGGGTTTGTTTTAGATAATGGAAGATTACTATTTTTTTGAGTACAACATATATCAATTTCTTGAGATAATCTAATTAAATTAATACCTTCATGATCGGTACAATATGCTTCATGAAAAGAACCTACTTGCATTAATACAATGGTTCTATCTTTACCATATATATTTGTATAATAATTATGGATTTCAAAATAATCTTTTACAAAAATTTCTTTTGGATATTGCATTCCTAAAATTCTAACAGTATAAACAAATATTTGTTTAAATAAATTTGTTTATAATTTTTTACTTAAATATTCTTTAATAATTGAGTAATTATCTCTTAAATCATACCAGTTAATACCAGATTTTTTAACAAAATGTCTTAATAGATTATATATATATATCTGTCCATCAGTAGTTTTTAAAAATGCTAATTTAGATTTATAAACCTTAAATTCATCGTATTCATTTATCCATTTTAAAACTTTTTCGTGAAAAAATTTAGTTACATTTTTTCTTAAATTAATATCTTTATTTATATTTTGATATTCAACAACATGATCTATTAATGGGGGTACAGGCCAGTATCTTCTAGTTTTAGGTATATCATTATTTGGTGTTTGCATTATAAATAACATACATTTTTTTATTTGTTAAGTAAATTTTTTTTATCTAAATATTTCAATAAATCACTAAATAGATTTAAATTAAACTCATCTACTGAGTGTTTAGTAATCCAATAATCTATAAAATATTTAATTTCTTTTTTAATACTAGTTTCATTAGTATCAGTAAATGCTATATTATTTTCAAATAGTTTTAAGAATATTTTTTCAATATAATTATTGTAATTTTTTAGTGTTTCAAAATTAACTCTAATCCAAGAATTAATTATTCTATTCTTAGTAATAATATTTATTTCTTTATTTTCTTCTATAAAATTATTTAAAGAATCAATAGATTGGACTGAATACATATTTAATAAATCAATTGATTCCAAACCAATAACTGGAATATATAAGTTTTTTTTATAACTATTTAAATTATTTTTGCATTTATATGTACTTAAAATATTTAAATTATTATTTTTATCCATTTGAAATTTAGTTAAACAAAGTGGATTTATGGGATCGGAATTAATAATTGGGGTTACATTTAATGGATGCATTATTTTTGAATTAGGGGGTAAATTATATATTTCTTTTGATTTAAAATATTCAATTTCGTCTCTAATTATTCTTTTATTCATTTAAAATAACTAGAAATTATTTTATAAAAAAATTTAAAGAATAATTATAATTAAATCTTATAATGGGTTCGGAAAGTGAATGTTCAGATTCAGAATATCTATCTGTTTCAAGTGATGAAGATAAAACACAATCTAATAATCTTGATTTAACTGGAAAAATAATTAAAAATTACAATGTTATTTGTGAATTAGGAAGAGGATCTTTTTCAATTGTATGGTTAGCTTTTTCAATAAAATCTAATGATTTTTGTGCTTTAAAAGTTCAAAATCCTACTGAATTTAAAGATGGACAATCAGAAATTAAATTTGTTCAAAAACTACCATTATTACCTTCAGTTTTTAATAATATTTGTGATAGTTTTATTGAAATTAGAGATAACCAAAAATATTTGTGCTCATCTTGGAATTTACATTGTTCAGATATTGATTCTTTAATAAGAAAAGGTGACTATGATAATGGATTTGATTTTGAAACAGTAAAAAAAATAATGAAACAATTAATTGAAGCAGTTAAAATTCTACATAAAAATTTTAAAGTATTTCATGGAGATATTAAAACAGATAATATTTTGGTTAAAGGTATTAATAATAAAGATGATTTTATTATAAAACGTTATAATGAAGAAAACTTTTTTAAAAAATATTCAGAAGCTAAAGAAAAATTCTGGGTAGATGTTAAAAAAAAAGATATTGATAAAATAGATAAAATGGATAAAAATGATAAACGAAAAATAAGAATTGAAATACATGATCAAATAACAAATAAAATATTAGAAGAATATTCTTTATCAGATATATCAAAATACACTATTGATTCAAAATATTTAGAATCAATGGATGTTAGTTTAGCTGATTTTGGTACATATTGTGAGGAACATAATTTTTACGAAGAGTCTTTTGGAACTAGATATTATCAAGCTCCAGAAATAATTCTAATGGGAAAATGTTCTTATCCTGTAGATATTTGGGCGTTAGGTTGTACTTTTTATGAGTTATTAACTGGTAATTTATTATTTGATCCAATTAAAGATTCAAAACATTCAAGAGATTATTATCATTTACAATTAATTCAGGAAACTTGTGGTAATTTTCCTAAGAATTTCTTAAAAAAAACTAAATACTATAAAAAATTTTTTGATTCTAATTTTAAACTAAAAGATTATGAATTAACTGACTCTAATAGGCTTGATCGAAAATTAAATGAATTTAATCTTGATAAGCTCCCGTTTTTTGATTGGATCAAACGGATCCTAACGGGTACTCTGGTGGTTGACCCAGCTCAACGCTGGGACATTTTAAAACTCGAATACGAATTTTCCTACATCAACGATGGACTATAAATCATCGCGAAGCCTCCAGTACTTTGCGTGATTTCTCCTGCATGAGTGTTGTAGTAGTTGTTGTTGTAGTACATTGGACCGTTGTTAATATAGTCCTGTAGTACACCTGGACGAAGCACACCCTGTGCTTGAGCTAAGTGCAACGCAGAACGTTGTGCTTCTGATAGGTTCTGGTAACTGGGTAACATTGTTAAATTTTTATTCCTAAAACATCTATATGTTAAATATTTCAATTTTTTTATTAATCAAACATCCAATACACTTTTTTGACCGTTTTCTTCATCGGATTCTTCAACAATATTAAATACTACATTAGTATAATTACCTCTAACAGGTTCACCAAATTGTTTAGTAATAAATTTAACAAATTCTGGTCTTTTGGGAACACCCCTTGATTCATATCCACGTTTGTACCAATCTTTAAAGTTTTCATAAATAGCTGTAACACTGATTTTATCTTTTAGATTATTTGTAACTCTAATTTTATCCATAATATATTCAGTGTAAAAATCATTTTCCATTTTATATTGTTTAGTTGATGCCATAACTTCATCTGGTTCAACAAGATATGTTTTATTCTTATATTCTGTAATATACAAATGAAGTAAATAACTAATAAATGTTGGTGCCCATTGTTCTATTTTTTGTTTGAGAGTAGTATCAATTTTAAATTCATTTGGTTTAGTTGGATTATCAGTAAATTTAGATCCAAAATCAATTACACGAAGACGTCTCCATGTACCATCATCATTAGAAGGTACTTCTGGAAGTTGATTACATGTTAAGAAGAATTTCATTTGGGGTTTAAATTCAATCATTTCATTAGCACCTTTAAAAAGATCACGAACTAAAACTTTATCACCACCTGTAAATTCTTTCATAACACCAACATTCATTTTTTCACCATCATCAGTTTCTTGAAAAACACCACAACGTCTCCCTTTCATACGAACTTTCTCAGGTGATGTTTCATTTGATTGACCACGTTTTCGTGTAATAATAGTAATAGGACATGACATATAATAATCACCAAGTGCAAAATACATTAAATCCATTGTTAATGATTTACCATTGGAACCAGAACCTGTCATAATATAAAGTTTTTCTTCTTTGGTTTCACCTGAAATACAAGTACATAATGCATTTAAAAAATATTTTCGTACTTTTTCATTTGGCATAATTTGTTCAAAAAATTTCAAAATAGGTATATTGTATGGATTCTTTTCAGACCATTTATGATAATCATTTTTTGTACTCAAAGTAATATAATCATCAGGTCTCCCTTCTCTAAATTCACCTTTATCTAAATCATATACTCCATTTTCAAAGCCCATTAGATGGATATTTGAATCTAGTTTTTGTTCAAATTTATCATCGTAGAATAAGTTTTTACATTCTTTAACAAGTGTTTCCTTAAAGGTTGTGTTCATTAGTTTTTCTACAATTTTATCAATACGAGTACGTCTTTGTTGAAGTTCTTCTTTTTCAATACCTGAAATTTGTGTTGCTCTTAAACTGATTTCAGCTATTTCTTTATTGTATTCATTTGCAAAATCTTCAGATAATAAAATTTTTAATGTATATCCATCATCAATACGATTCCAACGATGATTCTTAAATTCCCACCAAGTATTTTTTCCAATACAAGAACATACAAAACGATCTGAATATTTAGAATAAACTGATTTTGCAATAAAATATGTATTACCATCCAAACTCTTTTTCATCATCAATTTAAATTCTTCTTTGTTAAATGCATCAAATGCTTTAGGATCATCTTGTTTAGCCCAATAAGCCAAGGATCTAATTGTCAAAGCATTTCCATTTAATGGATTTTTCATAGTTTTCCACATTTTTTCACACTCACCATCTTTATATTTTTTACCACATTTCTTAGAAAATTCAATCCAAGCTGTTAGTAATGAATTATCGGTATTATGAAGAGCTAATCCAACATTGATCCAATCATGATAATTACTAGCACGTTTTTCATTTAACATACTAGTTAATTTACAAGCTCTACGTACTTCATCTTCTTTACAAACTGGTATATCAAATTTAAGTTCTTCAGCTTTAACAGTAGAATTAATACCAAGTTTTTCACATTCAGCATCAATATCTGAATCAGCATATTCATCCTGTAGTGGTGTAGCATATTTCTTTGAATAAGTTTTACTTTGTAAAGATAAATAATTTATTAAAGTATCATTATCATAATTTAGTTCAGATTCTTCTCTAGTTTTTGGATCATATCCAATACCTTTAATATGATCATATAATAATATAATATCACCATCAAAAATTTTAGTTAAAGAATAAAGTTGACCATTAGGTTTAGTTGATCCATATAAAAACCAGCTATTCCTTGATACAACTGCTTTGTCAATTATTTTATCTGGACCATTTAAAAATCCTTCAAAAGTTTCTTCTTCTTCACACATCTTAACAACTTTATAACGTAATAAATGTCTTACTTTTGTTTGAATACAAAGATCAGGAAATACTAGATGAAATCCATCTTTAACAATATCATCTCTAATAGTTGGTTTATTTTTCTCAAATAAAAATAATTTAAATTTATGTTCTGGTACATCCATATATGTTCTGATTGATTCTAAATATTTCTTTGCAATATTATTGATCATCTTATCATCATACAAACGAGTATTTTCTTCATAATTATCAACTGGTACTTCTAAATCTATATCAACAATAATTGGGGCAAATTCTTTTTGTCTTTCTAAAATTGAAAGATCATTTACTCCAGCATTAATAGCTTTGGTATATATTTCCATAAATTCTTTTCTTTGAATATTATCCAAAATAAAAGTTCCATGAAATAAACCATATGATTGATGGGTTGCAGAATCTTTATTATCTTCATTGCATCTATTTTTATCTAAAATATCGTAGACGCGTTCTTTTAATTTGGATATTTTCTTATTATCAATCTTTTCAGTCATTATTAATTAACTAAAAGAAGATTTTTTTATATATATTTTTCAATTTTTTTAAATGGTGTTTGTTGACTGTGATAATCATGATGGTATACATCTATCGTTTAAATATTTTATAATATTATAATTTTTTTCATCATGATGGATATTTTCATTAAAGATTAAATAGTTTAAAAATTGAAAAAAAATAATATATATTTCTTAATAATATAATTCAATGACATATTTTCAACCATGTATTTTTTTCTTTTCGAGAGATATTAAAAATAAAAAGAAACCAAATGTCAAAACAAATGAAATTAAAGAAAATGATAAACAACAAGAAGTTAAAAATAAGACTTAAAAAAACGTTATATAATTATTTTAATGAATAAAACTAATATTAGAATTATGAATGATTATATTGATTTTAATAAAAACAAACCAGATGGAATTTATTTATGGATTGATAAAGAAAATATTTATCAACAATATGCTCTTATAATCGGTCCACCTAACACTCCATATTTTGGAGGTTATTTTTTCTTTGATATTAAATTTCCAAATAATTATCCAGAAAAACCTCCAGAAATTAAAATGTTAACTATAAATAATAAAGTTAGATTCAATCCTAATTTATATCAATGTGGTAAAGTTTGTTTGTCAATTCTTGGAACTTGGGCTGGTCCAAATTGGAAACCAATTATGAATATTAGGCTGGTTCTAACATCTATTGTTTCTTTGATGGGAGAATACCCAATTCAAAACGAACCTGGATTTGAAAATGTTAAACCAGATCATATTTCATCGATAGAATATAATTTATATTTAATTTACCATACTTATTCTATAGCCATAATTGATGTATTAGAAGATAAATATAAAAAATGGTCAAATTATTTTAAGGATGAAATTAAATTAGAATATGATAAAAATTATAATAAGTTAAAAGATGATTTATTATCTTATCAACAAATACATGGAAGAGTACCTGTTTCAAAACAAATTTATTTTATGGAAAATGAAATATTAGATTTTAATAATTTATTAGATAGATTTAATAAAATAAAAAATTAATTATCTTTATTGTGAATATTCATTGTGTTTAATGTATTTAATGTTTCTAGTTCTTGATATTTTTCAACAAATACAAATATTTCTGAATGTGAATATTTAATATGTTCAGCTAATAGATATTTATATTTAAATCTTTGATTACATATATCACATCTAAATTTCTTACCGAAACAAAAAAATATTCTATGTAAACAATCTATTAAAGGAGTAGTTAAGCATTCGTATGCCATCCAAAAATTATTTAAATTCATTAAATAAATAATAAATTACTACTCTAAATAGAAATAAAAAAATGAAATTAAATTATATAAAATCTAGATAGTATATATTATCTAATGTATTTTTGTCCAAATTGTTCATATTTATTTGATATATCAAAATCTTCTAAAATTTCAAAAGAAGCAGATGAAAGAATTTTAATAAAAAAATTATCAGATGCTTTCATTAAATTAGAAGAAAAAGAAGATTTAACAAAATATAAAGCTGATTTTTCAAAAGATGAAATGGCAAAAAATAAAAAATATCAAAAATTATCAGAAGAAGATAAAATTAAATTAAATCAATTATTTGAAGAAATAGTTAGTTCTGGAGCTGAATTTAAATGCGAAAGTTGTAATTTTACAAAACAAATAACTGAAACTACATTATTGTATCAAATTAATCTTGAAAATAAAACTGTTCAGGTTAAAAGTCTTGAAGAAAATGAATTAACTGTAAAAGATCCATTATTACCACACACTAGAGATTATACTTGTAAAAATCCAAGTTGTATAACACATAAAAATCAAGATGTAAAAGATGCTGTCTTTTTTAGAGATAAGGGTAGTTATAAATTAAACTATATTTGTTCCGTTTGTTTCTATAACTGGTAAAATTTATTTATAAGATACTTAAAAAATTATTTTATAATTATAACAATGAACGAATTAAAGTTACCAGGATTAAATAAAAATACAATTAATGAAACACAAAATTTTATGGAAAAAAAAGTTACTTTCAAACAAGTAAGAGATAATTTTGGGTTGTTCAAGAGGCTACCATTTCAAACTGATTTAGATGAAAATAAAGTAATAGAAATGAAAGAATCTTATATTAGAAATCCAGAATATTTTCATTTCAAGAATAAAATTGTAATTGGAGTTGTATCAAATAATTTTAATGATAATTATAGTTTATACGTAGTAGATGGTCAACACAGATTGGAAATGTCTAAAGAATTATGTGAAGATTATAATGGTGAGTTATTTATTTGTTATTACAAGATAGATTCAGATAAGAAAATGAAAGATTTATTCAAAGAAATTAATTGTGATTCATTTAAAAATAATAAATATGTATCACTTGACGAATTTCAAGAAAAATTATATGATTCAACTAGAGAGTATTTAAGAAGTAATTATAGTTTATATTTTTCAGAAAGAAAATCATCTATAAGTCATAGATATTCAATATCAGAATTCTTAAATAAATTATCAGAACGTTTATACTTTGAAAAATTTCATAGCTTAGAAGATATTAGAAATGATATAGAAACTAAAAATAGACAATTTAATAGATTAATTGATTATCAGGAATATTACAATGAAAATTCTGATAATTTTTATAAAGATGAATACACTTGTGTAAAAAATGGAATAATTTTATCTTTAAAAAATAATAATTTTATTGATTATTTAATAGATAGTAAAACAACACCTGATCATTATAAATTCAAAAATAAAAAGAAAGCAATAAGTCCAAAATTAAGAATTCAAGTTTGGAAAAAACAGTTTGGAGATGAAAATGAAGGGGTTTGTCCATTTTATAAATGTGATTCATTAATTAATAATGGATTGAATGGATTTCATTGTGGACATATAATATCAGAATTTAATGGAGGAGAAACTAATTTAGAAAACTTAAAACCAATATGTAGTAAATGTAATAGTAAGATGGGTACTGAAGATTGGAAAACATTTGAAAAAAGATATAAAAAAGAATATAGACAAAGTAAAAAAAGTAACATTTCGATAGATATTTAATTTTTTGAAAATAATAAATATTAATTTCAAAATTTGATAAAAATCAATTAATTTTTTTTTTCACCCACATATTCAAAAAATTCTTTAGTTAATGTATATATGAGTATCCCTAGAATAAATTTTAAAGTAATGGATAACAATCCAATTGTTGATTTCTTCAAATTAGGTGAAGCAAATTCGATGTTTAGATTAGTTAATCAAACTGATGAATTCAAATTACAAAAAAATACTGGTGCAGGTTTGGAAGATATTATGACTGTTAATGAAGATGGTGTAATTATTTTTCCTAAAAATGTAGAATTTAGAGGTTCATCTACTGTTATTAATACTGATATTGTTACTTTTCAAGATCAACAAGTTGATTTAGGTTTAACTAATACTGTCAGTTTAGATGTTAGTTCAGTAACTAAAACTACTGTTGGAGCTAATTACAGATATGCCTTTAAATTACAAGACTCAAACAAAACTGTTCCTTTTGTCGTAAATGATTATATTTTAATTCAAAACTTGGTTTCAACTGCAACTCCAGCTGTATCATTATTAGATTCACTTGCTTTACCTGTTGTTGTTGTAAGCAATGAAACTAGTCCAAAAACCTTTACTATTGAAACTTCTGCAAATCTTACTGTTGCTAATATTGCTAATACAACTAACGTTATTGCATCTAAAGTTACAACTGTTGCTACTAATTCAGGTGTTAGATTCTTAGGTTTAAATGGTAGTTCTTTAGTAGAAGGTGCTTTACAATTTAATAATTCTAATAATTTATCATTAGAAAATAATACTGGTACCATTTCTATTGGTTCAAATGCTGTTAATCAAAACATTAATGTAGGTACTGCTGGTGTTCGTACTGTTCAAGTAGGTTCTGTAACTGCTACTGCTGTTAATGTTGATGCTATTGCTTTTAGTGTTGATTCATCTAATGCTTCTAATATCAATACATCTGCTGGTGTTTTAACTGTTGGTGGTGCTGGTGGTTTAGCTTTAAATTCTTCAGGTGGTATAATTAATGTTGGTAATGAAGCTGTAACTGGTGCTATTAATGTAGGTACTGCTGGTGCTCGTACTATTCAAGTTGGTTCTGCTACTGCTACCGCTGTTAATGTCGATGCTGTTACTTTTAGTGTCGATTCATCAAGTGCTTCCAATATCAATACATCTGCTGGTGTTTTAACTGTAGGTGGTGCTGGTGGTTTAGCTTTAAATTCTTCAGGTGGTATAATTAATGTTGGTAATGATTCTGTATCTGGAGCTATTAATGTAGGTACTGCCGGTTCTCGTACTATTCAAGTTGGTTCAGCTGGTGCAACTGCTGTAAATCTTGATGCTGCTACTTTTAGTATTGATGCCTCAGCAGCTTCTAATATCAATACATCATCTGGTATTTTAACTGTTGGTGGTGCTGGTGGTGTTTATGTTAATTCAACAAATGGTACTATCAATGTTGGTAATGAAGCTGTAACTGGTGCTATTAATGTAGGTACTGCTGGTGCTCGTACTATTCAAGTTGGTTCAGCTAGTGCAACAGCTGTTAATCTCGATGCTGTTACTTTTAGTATTGATGCATCAAGTGCTTCAAATATTAATACTTCAGCTGGTGTATTAACTTTAGGTGGTGTAGGAGGTGTTGCTGTTAATTCATCTAATGGTGTATTAAATATTGGTAATGATTCTGTTAATAATGGTATTAATATTGGTAACAATGGTACACGTACTATTCAAGTTGGTTCAGGCACTGGTACTGTAAATCTTGATGCTGGATCTGGTGGTATTAGTTTAGATGCTACTGGTGCTTCTAATTATAATACTTCTTCTGGTGCATTAACTATTGGTGGTGCTGGTGGTTTAGCATTAAACTCTAGTGGAGGTATTATTAATATTGGTAATGAAGCAGTAAATGGAGCTATCAACATTGGTACAGCTGGTGCTCGTACTGTTCAAGTTGGTTCAGGTTCTGCTGCTGCTGTTAACATAGATGCTGGTTCAAGCGGTATTAGTTTAGATGCTGCTGGCGTTTCTAATTTTACAACTTCAACTGGTTTATTAACTGTTAGTGGTGGATCTGGTGTTACTGTTACTTCTACAGGCGGTACTTTAACTCTTAATGGTACTGGTAGAACTGTAGATTTAGATGCTGCTTTATTAGATATTAATTCTACTTCTATTTCAATGAACTCTACAGGAATGATTGCTATTAACTCTAGTGCTAATGTAATTAACATTGGTAACAATGCCGTTGATTTAAATATTAACATTGGTACTGCCGGTAATCGTGTGGTTCAAGTTGGTTCATCAACCGCTACTGTTAATTTAGATGCTGGTTCTGGTGGTATTAGTTTAGATGCTGTTGGTGCTTCTAATTTTAGTACTTCAGTTGGTTTATTAACTGTTAGTGGTGGATCTGGTGTTACTGTTAACTCTACTGGTGGTACATTAACTCTTAATGCCGCTGGTAGAACTCTTGATGCATCTGCTACTACTTTTAATGTTAATGCTACAACTGGAGGTATTAATTTAGAATCTAACGCTGGTGTTATTAACATTGGTAATAATGCTGTTGCACAAAACATTAACATTGGTCAACAAGGTGCTCGTACTATTCAAGTTGGTTCAGCATCAGCAACTGCTGTAAATCTCGATGCTATCACTTTTAGTATTGATTCATCAAGTGCTTCTAACATAACCACTTCTTCAGGTTTATTAACTGTTAGTGGTGGATCTGGTGTAACTGTAACTTCAACTGGAGGTCAATTAACTCTCAATGGTACAGGACAAACTGTTCAATTAAATGCTGCTACATATAACTTAAGTTCTACAACTTCTAATTTAGATTCTACTGGTGCTGTTTCTATTAATTCAAGCGGTGGTGTAATTAATATTGGTAATAATTCAGTAGCTCAAAACATTAATATAGGTACTGCTGGTGCTCGTACAATAACATTAGGTTCTACAAGTGTTACAGCAGTTAATGCCTATAATTTTGCAGTAGCATCTGATGTTATGTTAAAAACTAATATTACTCCTTTATCATCTACTCTTGATAAAGTTCTTCAATTAGATGGATACAGATATAACTGGAAAGATTCTGAAAATCATTCTACTCAAATTGGTTTAATTGCCCAAGAAGTAGAACAACAATTCCCTGAATTAGTTACTCAAAATAATAATTTTAAATCAGTTAACTATTTAGGTATGATTGCAGTATTAATTAATGCTATGAAAGAACAACAACAAGAAATTGAAAATATCCGCAATAAAATAAATTAAAATTTAATACTAGCTATTAATTATTTATAATTATAATATAATGTACATTTATGATTATTATATTATAATTTATGACAAGTTATTTGAACATGAAAAATATTATGAAGAATTTATTAATAAAAAAACAGATAGAATAATTAATGATAAACAAATAATACCTGAAAATAATATAAATCCAAAAATAGAACAATCATTTAATAATCAAAATAATGATATAAAAATAGAAAAATCAAATAATGATTCTAATGATTTAATAAAATTAGAAAATAAAAATGAAAATATAAATCCAACAAAATATAAAACTATTAAAGAATCAATTAATTGGATCCGAAAAATTTTTACCAAATTAATATTTATGTATCATCCAGATAAACAAATTGATTCTAATGATGAAATATTTTCTAAAATTAAAAATGATTTTGATAAAAATGATTTTAGTTCTATATTTTATTATTTTATTAAAAATAAAAATCATCCTTATTTATCAAAATTATTTAATGAAATGACACAAGATAAAAGATTTATTGAATCTTTATTAAATTTATCTAATTATTTTAATTTTAAATTAAATAAATTAATTAATAATTATGACTTTATTGATTATCTAAAACAAAATAATTTATTCAATTAATGATAATAGATGATCTTTTGATAATTCTTCTATATTCCAAATTTCATACTTACCATTAGGCAAAGGTCTTTTGATTTTAAAAGGAATCATATTTCTAATGAATTCTTCTTCAGCTATTTTATCATATGATAAATCTTTAAAATTTTTAATTAATGGTTTAGCACCCATTGTTAACTGTTTGCATCTTTCTCCTAAAATTCTAACCATTTCATATTTAGTTAATCTATTTGAACTTAATCTATTTTCTTTTGTAACATACTCAATATTTTGATCATCTTGTAATTCTACTTCATCATTATTATCAAAATATTCATCATCATCTTCAATAGCTTCTTCTAAAGCACAACCAACTGCTTCAGTATCAGGTTCAATATTTAATTCATCCTTTTCTTCATCATCATCAAATTCATCTACTTCTACTTCTTCAACATCATCTAATTCATCAATATCTTCTTCATAATCATCTTCTGATTCTTCTTTTGAAGAAACTTTTTTAACAGCTTTTTTTGGAGGCATTATAGTAATTGATAGATTTTTTTAAATAATAATTTATCAATTTTTTTAATAATTTATCTTAATATATTTATCATTAATATTTTGTTTTTTTGTAGATATAAAATAAATTTCATTATCGATAGTTTTTATTTTAGTAATTGGTTTCTTAGTGATTTCTATAAAATCTTCTAAATTATCAAATTTATTATCATTAATCTCTAATATTATTTCTCCAATAGGATATTTACTAAATTTTCCAATTTTGTTATAATTAATATCTGATAAATATACAGTAAATAAATCACGTTGTTGTATATTTCTTTCAAATATTTTAATAACTTGACTTGATGATAATTTTAAACTATGAAGATTTTCTAAATGATTCTTACAAAAAATTGATAAAATTAAAAAATTATTTTCAATATAATATATACTTTTTGGGTCAACCATATGATATTCATCAATATTTGTTTTACAAACTTCTAAATTAAATTCCACTTTTTTTAATTTTTTTTCTTCTATGTCTACATATTCTACACTTATTTTGTCACCAGGATTAAACCATAATCCAATATCGTCAATTGGAATTTTTTCTGGATAGAAATCAAATTTTACCTGTCCTTCATGACTTATTGGATTAGAATTAATACTAATTAATACATCTCCTTCTTTTAGATATTTGTTAAAATAATATTTTTTATTAATAATTGACAATCGTACTCCAACTTGTTTTTTATCATAAGGTAATTCTATCCCATCATATAAAATATTTCTTAATTCATCTTGAATTAATTTTTGATAATCAAAATAAATTATTGGCTTTTTTAAAACAAAATTTCTAATATCATTTCTAGTTATATCATATGATTTAATAAATCTATATATTGGTACAACAAAACCTGTTTTTTCAGCTTTTGATATTTTACTTACATTAACACCAATTACTTTATATTTTCCTTTATCATTTATAACTAATGGTCCTCCAGAATTACCATGATTTAAGGATGCATCAGTTTGTATTAAAGATTCTTGATAACCCGAAATAATTCCTTTTGTTATTTTAATATTTTTACTAGATAATGGAAATCCAATAGTTAATACGTCATCTGATACTTTCTCACTTAATGGTTTCATTTCTAAAGGTATTACATCATCTAATTCATCTTTAATTTCTAATAATGCTAAATCATCATCTGGAAATATATGTTTAATATTAGCTTTAATTTCATTACTATTTTTATAAAGAATATCAATAATAACAGAATTTTCAACTACATGATAACAAGTTAAAATAAGATTTTTAGTAACAAAAAAACCAGTTCCTGAAGTTTCAAATATATTATAGGTATTTAATGGATTTGAATAATAAATTTTTCTTGATTTAACATTTATTTTAACTACAGATTTTTCCCAATTCATAATTATTATAAACAAGATTATAAATTTAAAATATTCTAAATCCTTTTAGTTTAAAATTATTAAATTATCTACATATATTCAATGTTAATGAATTTGATTGAATCAATTATTGTTGGTTTAATTACATGGATTATTGGTAAGATTATATTTAACCTTTCAATTAATAAAATTAATCGAGGTAAAAATAAACCATATGGAATTGATTTCTCATTTTTTATTACTGGTTTGTTACTTTATTTAATTTTTGAAAAAGGACTCTTTAATAATTTGTTAAAAAAATGATAATATAATTTTTTTTATATTATAGTTTTTTTAACAAATTATTTTCTCACCTATTATAAATGGATTGCCATATTTGTTACGATAAAAATTCGTCTTTAAAATTTCTTCCGTGTGAACATTCTCTTTGTTACAATTGTTTTATTAGGTTAGCTAATTCAATTTGTCCCTACTGTAGAGAAAATTTTACTTATACACCGGAAGAAATTATTCAAAGAACAAATATAGGATTAAGAAATGGTTACCAATCCAATGATTTACAACCTGGACTAAGCTTACCCGATGAATTTATATTCATTAGTTCAAGTCAATTATTACCTTCAATTATATATCAAAGAAATATTAGATTAGAAAATCATTATCAAATGATTGAAAGTCGAAATAAAAGAAAAAATAATAATAAAAATAGACCATCAATAGAAGAAATTAATGATCGTAGAAATAATATTAATAAAAGAGAATTAAAAAAATGGTCAAGAAGAGAAAGAAGATTGGAAAAAATGAATCAATCTTCAATATTTTCATCAGATGAATTTTTAGATTGAGATAATTCTTCAAAGTATTCATTAAATTTATCTACTAATGATAAATCCATACAATATACTCTTAGGAAATATTCCTGATGTTTTTGAGTAATTAATAATGAAAAACTTCTTACTTTATTTTCTGATATTATTTTTCCATTTTTTAAATTATAAAATGTTATTTTATTTAGTGGATTTGACTTTCCTCCAACATATCCAACTTTAAACCTTAAAATATGATAAGTATTTGCATCAAAAGATTGTTTTAATTTTTCTTCATCAAAATCACAAGAATGCAAAGAAACATCTTGATAAACTAGTTTTGGAATTTTTCGCTGATTAATTTCTTGTATTATTTTTTTAATAGATGGATTTGAATGTCCATGCCATATGAATGAATCAACAAGTTCCATCATTTTTTCTGGATCCAAAATATATTGTGATATATTTAACTCTTTTTCGATTTCTATTAATAATTTAATAATTAATATTTCAATTGCTTTGACAGCTTTATGATTATAAATTTGTCTGTGTAATCTATATCTTATGAAAAACATTTGATAAATATCTTCACTACATTGCAATGAATAACAAATTTTATTTTCTATAACTCTTGCATCTTCTATAATTCTCGAATAATTAAATCCAAATTTTAATCCAACTGCTTGAGTGTCTCTAACTAAATAATCAAATTTATCAACATCAATCGAATTTAATGGATTTGAAATTATTTGAAAAATCCATCTTCCAATCTGATATTTTGTTTTCCATTTTCCATATTCTGATTCTTTTGGATTGATTAAATCACCAATTACTTTTATTTGATCTTTATTTAATGGTACATTATATTTATCAACCATATGATTAAGTAAAGTTATTGATCTATTTTCATGATAGATATCTTTTGTTAGTATTTTTAATTCATTATGATTAGGTAATGACTCCAAAAAATAATCATCAAACAAATGTGAAAAAAGTAAATGACCTAAATCATGACATAATCCTGCTATTCCTACTAATTGAATTATTTCAGATGTAATTTTTAATTCCGGTTGTTTTTTACTTATTTTTTCTATCATTTGAGTAGCCAAATGATATGTTCCAACAGAATGTTCGAATCTGGAATGATTAGCTGTTGGAAATACTAAATATAATACTCCTGTTTGATGTATATTTCTTAATCTTTGAAATACTGGTGTATCAACTATAACCGAAGCAATGGGATCCAAATTTATATAACCATGTATATTATCGTAAATAATCATTATTTTATTTATTTATAACTAAATGAATAAATTAATCAATTTTATTTTATACTTCAATTGCAGCTTCTTCATCATCCGTATCTGCATCTTTATTCATTTGATTACCTGTTATCTCAACTAAATCCTTCATTTCTTTAATTTTATCTTCTGATAAGAAATTTTGAGTGGGAACTGGTAAAATAGTTTCAACACCTAGTTTGTCAGCAACTAGTTTAAAATATCTAACGTAAGGATGATTTGATCCTAATTGTTTCATCATTGAATTTTGTAAAACCATAGAAATAATTGGTTTATATTCTTCTGGATGAGCAAATATTTCATTTGGTTCAGGAATTGGCATCTTTGAAATTTTCTTTAATTTCATATATTCATTTAAAATTTCAGCAGAAACACTATCATTTGCTTTTGCCTTATGATATACACTATTAGTTCTATCTTGACGCATCAAATTAATTTTTGCTTTTAACATTTTACGTTTTTCTTCTTTATCATTTAATTGAGATTTTTTATTTTCTACTTCTGAATTTTCTTTACCAATCATAAATCTATAACTGTTATCTGTTTTTTCTACTTGTTCTAATAAAAAACCAGTTTTAACATATTTCTTTGTAAGTTCACTAAGATCAAAATTATTAGAAGATTTCACAGCTTGTTTAAATTTATCTACTGCATTTTTAGAATTAAAACCTGTTTTATCTCCTTCTACTATAACATTAAAAACTTGTAAATCGGTCATTAATATATATAAATTTGAAGCTTTAAATAAATAATAATCAAATTTTTTTGAAATTAATTAAAGAAGCATTTTATTAATATATTAAATGGTAAAAGATACAAAGCTGTATGATATTTTAGAAATTAAACCAGATGCTACTGATGCACAAATTAAAAAAGCTTATAATAAATTATCTAAAATATGGCATCCTGATAAGCATACAGATCCAGACAAGAAAAAGGAAGCTACTAATATGTTTCAAGAAATTAATCAAGCTAAAGAAACTTTACTAAATAAAGAATCTAGAAAATTATATGATGATATTGGTATGGATATTTTTAATGCTGAAAATCAAGCTGCTCAAAATGCTGGACCTAATCCTTTTGCAGATTTTGGAAATATTTTTGGGGCTGGATTTCCATTTAATATGGGTGGAATGCCACAACCAAAACATAAACAGCCTGAAAATATTGTTGAACCATTAAATGTAGGTTTAGAACAAATATATAATGAAGAAACAATTAATTTTAGTTATAAACAAAAAAATAATTGTAATAAATGTAATGGAGAGGGTACTAAAACTGGTAAAACTTCTAAATGTGAAGGTTGTAAAGGTCAGGGAGTTAAAATTCAAATGATTCGAATGGGTCCTATTGTCCAACAATCTATGGTAGAATGTCATCAATGTAATGGTAAAGGTAAAACTGTAAAAGATGAAGATAAATGTGATACATGCATTGGTAAAGGATTTACAATAAAAGAAAAAACAATTCCTATAAAATTGATATCTAAATTAAATCATGGATTTAAATTAACTCTTGAGGGTAAAGGTCATCAATTAAAAGAATGTAAAACAGATTTGATTCTTGTTATTAATGAAACACCTAATTTAATATTTAAAAGATATGATAATGATTTATTTGTAGATTTGGATATAAAATTATATCAAGCTTTATTTGGTTTTGATAAAATACTTACTCATATGGATGGAAGAAATTTACATCTAAGTTGTTCAGGTCCAACAGATTTTAAAATGATTAGAAAAATTAATAATGAAGGTATGAAATTATCTAATAATACAAATGGGGATCTATATATTAGGTTTAATATAATATTACCTAATTTCTCTGTTTTACCACAAGATACTAAATTACAATTAAAATCTTTACTCCAATCATTTGAAAAAGCTGAAGTTCAAAAAGAACAACAAACAATAAAAACTCCCAATTTATCAAAAACTGTTTTATCAGAATGTAAACAATCAGAAACTATCAATAACTTAATGGATTCACTAAAAAATAATAAACAAAAAGAATTTAAGAAATCAAATAACAAAGATTTTGATGATTCAGATAGTTCAGATTCTGACATGGAAAATCAAAATATGGGACAACCTCAATGTGTTCAACAATAATATAATTATAAAATTATTTAATTTTATAAGCTATATTTTACTTTTCCTAATTCTGTTCTACAAACTGGACATTTATAATTATATTGTTTCAAATAAGGTTGAATGCAATCAGTATGAAAAATATGAGTACAAACTAATTTAGTTACAAATTCTTCTTTTTCCATTTGTCCCATACAAATACTACAATTAGAATCCAAATTTGATTCAAGTTTTAAAGAATCTAATTTTTCTATTTCTTTATCATCCATTGAAACAACTACATTTTGATACGATTGACTGTTATTATTTACAAGACTATTAATTACATTAACTAATGAACCATGATTTACAGGATTATTAATCCAATTATTTTGAAGATTACCATTAATAAAATTTACATATTGAAACATATTTTGTGCCATCAACTGATTAAGCGAATTATTGTGATTATGTAATTCGTGAACTATTTGAGATAAATTTAAATTATTATTTTGGAGATTTTCATCATCTGAAGCTTCATTTGATGATTCTTCATCAGCATTATCATTTGTAGGATTTGAAAATGTTTGAGAAAAAATTATAGGTTGTTCATTTGGATCAGTATTATCAAAATCTTCTGATGATAATGTAAAGCTAAAAATATTATCTACCATTTGATTGGCACATGCTTGATTAACAACATCTAATGATATTTCATAACCAAAATTTTTATAAAAATCTAGAATAATTTGTGGAATATTCGAGATTGTAATTCCATTTTCAATTAAATAATTTTTTATTTCGCGTATAATATCTGATTCATTTTCATAAGAATCTTGTAACATTATTCGATAAGCAAATAGTTCAGAAAATAATTCATCTAAATTTGGATTCATTATATAAAATCTTATAATTATATTAGATAATATTTTCAATATTTAATAAATATTGAATAAAATATGTTAAAGATAAGTTGATATTAATTATAATGGATATTGAATTGATTAATAATAAAATGGAAATAAAATATTATAAAAGTCTTATAAATTCATTAAAAAAAATGGAAATTAATGAAATCTGGTTAAATAATCATTTACAAAATCTTTATGAAAAATTACCACAAGAAAATAAACTATCAGAAACAAATACTGAAAAAAAAGATTTAAATTCCTCGTCTGAAACTGACAATCATAAACAAATATTTGCAGATGGTGATCTATATAAAAAATCTTGGCAAAAATTAAATTCAATACATAAAATTTTAAAAGTAAAAGAATTTGTTAATAATTTAAAAATAAATTCAGAAAAAGATAAAATTAAATTAAAAGATAAACTTGTAGAATTAATTAAAGAAAAAAAATTAACCAAAAAAGAAAATGTTATATATGATGAAACTAATGGAAAAATCATATCATTACCTAATTTACAATACAAAGATGGTAACTATTTTTATTTAGAGAACTAAAATATTGAATTAATTTTATTTAAAAACTAATTTAATATCCATATAATGTCCTTTGGTAATTTAAATAATATGATTGAAAAAACAATAAAAATATTAGAACACAATATAGGAAAAAAAGGTTCTATTAATTTATTAGGTTTATCAATAATAAAAAAACAAATATATCATGATTTACAAAAAGAATTTGCTGATGTTACTGAAGATAAAGTAGATGAAATAATATCAAGATTATTTTCAAATAAATATACTTTTAATAATAGTCTATCATTTGATGATGGTAAAAATTGTTTAAGAGAATACGAAGAAACCTATCCAGATATCAAAGTTCCATCCAAATATAAAAAACTATCTGATCATTTTGAAAAACTAAAAAAGTTACCACAACCTGCTCAAAGATCTCAAGAATGGTTTGATTATAGATATAATAGGATTACTGCATCTGATTCTGCTGCAGCTATAGATTTAAATCCATATGAACCAGTTGAATCATTTATATTAAAAAAATGTGATCCTAATTTTCCATTTCTAGATAATGCTACGGTTTTTCATGGTAAAAAATATGAACCTACAGCAACTATGATTTATGAACACATTTATAATACACGAGTTTTTGAATTTGGTGCTCTACCATCTGAAAAATATACTTTCTTAGGTGCATCTCCTGATGGTATATGTTCTAAATATACATTAGATAATAAATTTTCAGAAAGATTAGGTACAATGTTAGAAATCAAATGTCCTGTTACAAGAGATATAGAAACATCTGGTAAAATAGCTGGAGAAATTTGTCCTTTTTATTACTATTGTCAAGTTCAACAACAATTAGCTTGTTGTGAATTAGATGTATGTGATTTCTGGCAATGTAAATTATCCGAATATTCTAGTCGTGAAGCCTATATGTCAGATAATTGTCAATCATGTGTAAATACTGTTGGTAACTCTGGTGCTAAAATTCAAGTTGATGATAGACTTAAAAAGGGTATTATATTAGAATTTTATCCAAAAGTTTTCACTCCTCAATTTGATGGTGATTTAGCTGAATGGAAATCTAAATATATTATTCCAAAAAGATTAGATATGGATGAAGCTCAATATAATAATTGGGTTTTAAAAATGTTGGACCAATATAAAACATTATATCCTGATATTCATAAAGATTATTATTTTTATAGAATCATCTATTGGAAGTTAGAATCATCACATA